TGATAATTCTTGAATTTTTTTATTAGTCTCAGTAAGATCATATTTATAATGAGCATTATCAAATTTAAATTCAATAATGTTTCCTATAGATATCGAACGCATCTCTAATAAGATACACAATTTATCTATATTAGTAATTTTATCTGATTTAACATTTGTATTTTTATCAATTAAAATGTCAAAAAAATCAATTAATTCGGGTTCTGAATTATTTTCAATAAATTTTAATATATCCAAATAATCATGATTATTAATTTCCTTTACTTTAACGAAATTATTTAAACATGGTAATTTTATTGTTGTATAAAAATTTGAATTTATCATTAATACAATTGGTAATGATAATAATTATAAATCCAAGATACCTTTTTTGCAACGATACTATCTTTATTATAAACCAAACCAGATCCATCACATGTATGCGGTGTACATCCTATGAAATGATGTATTTTTCTGAATTTTTTATGCATGCCTTTTGAATATTGCACAACTTCAATATCAGCTTTAAGACTAGTCTTTGAAGGAATCTCACAATTACCCCTATATCCGCATGCGATTATCCATGGCCTTATTAAGCCGTCCAAAATATCCGCATCAGTTTCTAATAATGATGTATTAAGATCTCTTTTGCTTGCGGACTGGCGCGAATTGATTAAATTACCCTGCAAAAAAACATTGTCTCCATCTACAGATCCATTCGTTAAATCTAAAGAATCACCAGGCATGTCGACAGATTGCGCAAAATATAACCCCAAACCATCTTTTTTAGAATTTGCCCGTTCACCTAAAAATTTTCTAAAATAAGAATAAGATGTAGCTTCACGCAATTGCGAATGATCTACAGATACATATTTTCTTATTTCGTCAAAAAATAAAAATAAATCACTTTGTGGTGTGATTCTTAAGACCCACTGTGTCTGCAGAGGTATACTAAGCCCCTCTGCAGACAAATTACTAACAAAATGTTCTCTAGGAGATGAAGAATAAGCTGCCATTAATATAGTTATGACAGATAACTAGCTATATTTGGAAATGCTGCTGTACGATCACTTATAACAAACTCACCAGGACGTTTTTCTTCGAAGAAATGATATGCAAAAGTTACGTCAAATTCCTTGACTTTACCTGTGCCTTCTGCAATTTCATATGTGATTTCTCCTACTTCACGTATAGAAACACCAATTAATTTGTATTCCATAATCGGACTTAATTGTTTATCTAATTGAATTAATTGAATGTAACTATCTGTACCTGGTGTATTATATGTTCCCGTTGAAGTTGCATCATCAAACACACTTCTAGATTCAGCCATGAATCTTTCTCTTAACAGAGAATTTGCATCACAATAGAATGTCAATGAAAATGCATCTGAATTTGGATATGTTGCAATAGTAGGTATATTAAAATTCAATCCCATGTAATTTACCTGCTCGTTTTCAATAGTACGACCAGGTAAATTTGCTGATTTGACGTAAAGTAATTCATCTTCACCAATGAACATCGTGCTTGTTTTGATCATTTGCACGCGAAATAAGTAATCACGTGCAAAGTCTGCAACAGCTGCTTTTTCATAAAACCCTCTAATTGTTTGCTTTGTGTCTGCCATATAATTATTTATGTGATGTTTTTATTAAAGACGTGGTCCGTTAATTAATTCATTGAAGCTCGCCCCTGTTCTTGTAGCTATAAAGTTTACTAAGATAAACTCTGCAGCACGTACTGGCTTGATATAGATATCAACAATCAATTCATTATTATCAATTGAATCTGGTGTATTGTTACGTTTGTCAGAAACAATCATGTAATCTGCAACACCTTCAGTTGATTTTGCAAAATTGAATATCGGATTCAAGGTATTCACCAAGCGGGTGCGTGTAAATGTCGTATTAGGCTCGAATACGAAGAAACGTACAGTACGTTTTGTTGCTTTTTCGAGATATAAGAACAACCTTCTTACGTTAATTCTATCAAATGCACTGGGTTGACGTTGCATCGTCTTTTGACCGAAAATAGTTATGCCATCATTTGGGAAGAACGCGACAGGGTTAACTGCAATTTTATATAATTGATCGCGTTCTTTTTGTTTTGGTGTAATAGCAAGTTCAAGAACGTTACGAACTAACCCTCTAGTAAATCCTGCAGGTGCATACCATGGATAGTAAGCAGCATCAGTATTTGCGAAACTAGAAGCGGCAAATCCCGAAAATGGCATCCACACATTAATACCAGCAAATGAGTCATATACTTTTACCCAGTTTCCATATGTACAGGAATAATTTGAATTTGCTAACTCAAATAAATGCTTGAGTGATGAATATATATCACGTGAAAATGAATTATTTGAATTTGGCAATACTTTGCTATTCATACCCCTCACAAATATTTGTCTAAGAGGATCAGCAATAAACATGCAATCCTTTCTAGTACGTGCACAGAATGTATCAAATTGACTAAAAATTGTATGGTAAAGTGCTCTTAAATCTTTTTTAACATCTGTTGGTGGTTCATATTCGCCACTAGTACGCAAAGCTACTAATCCGTCAGCAAAATCTTGTGATAAAATAGAATCATCGAAGTAAGAAGTACCATTTGCACAGCAAGTAGTGAAAATAGTACCTAAACCACCCTCAACCACTACATCTAGATCAAATATTTCATCGTTATCAATCTTGCTTAAAGCTTTATCTATCTTTCCAGGAAGGTCACCAATAACTTTAGTAGACACACTATAGTTGGTATAAGGCCCCGTTGGATACAATGCTTCACATGCTGATAACTCTGTAGATAATAGTTTGTATTGGTTATAATACCCACCTAGTCTAGAACCTAATTTATTGTTTGCTTCTAACTTAGCTTGATTCAATGAATTAAAGACCCTGACTTTCTTATTGGGTACTCCTGTAGAATCCAACCAAGTATCACCATTTCTATTTGAAATAAAATCGTTAATAAGTATTTTTGCAACTCTGCCCTCACGAACAGGTGCAGCTAGGTGATAGGATACTGCTTCACCGCCATTAATGTCTTGTATTTTTCTATAAAAATCTAATGAGCCGATGTGATTACGTTCTAGAACGTAATCCATTTTAATAGCATCTGGTGTATAAATTGATCTGCGAAGTTTATAAACACTCACGGATAATGTATCATCAAATTTTTCTGTTGTAGAATCAGAGAACCCATAGAATGTCTTTTCAAGATTATATGAAAGATTAGATTCATCTCTCACAGTTCCTGTATTGGCTGTTCCTGAAAGTGAGAAATTCAACCTTTCTGATGGAATCACTGTGAAACCGTCGCCAGATGTGCCGGTGGCTCCTGCAGATGTTGTTATTGTGTATGCATATAAAATACTATTATGGTCTGACGTAGGCTCAGCATTTGTGTTGTCTGCTATAGCAACATAATACCCTTCAGCTTGTGCATCAGTAATAGTTTGTGCTTTATTCAAAATAACTAAGCCAGCTTTTCCAAAATCTGCAACTGAATTTATATCTCCTAGAGCTGCCGCGGTCGGGCTCCACATAAATGCACTACCTTCAATCGCTTGATTATATTCATCTAGCGTTAATTCGAAAAATTTAGGTGCACCAAGAACATAAGTACCTGTGGATATTGCTAAATTGTCAGTTACATCAATTGCAGGTCCTGGGAAAAATGATGATTTAAGTTCATCACCTGCTGAAACGGCTGGCGTACCTGCGGCAGATAATAAATTGAGTAATGTATTATACTCTAAATCAGTTAATTCATTGTATATTGGATTATCAATACTGATGCCTAATGTTGATAAAGCTATTATATCTGTGTCTGAAAATGAAGAACTAGTTAAACTTGTAATATCTGCGCTAAAATCAAATGCAGAATATGGTATGGACTTCGAAGTGCGCCAAACAACATCACTTGATGACTCTAAACTCTTGACAGGATAAACTAAAGCACCGTATTTTGAACCGTATCCATATCCGGCATCTTCACCATATGGCAACCTACTCAGAAATAAATTTGCGGGTGAGTCTGTTACAATTTGTTTAGCTGTATGATAGAAATATCTTTCAGCTGGTGTTGTGGGTACACCATAAATTTGCTCCAATTCTTGCACTGAGGTGACTTGAATAATTTCATCTGTAGGTCCTCTTTGTGCAAAGCCTGCTAAAAATACATTTGTTCCGGTAGGTTGAAAATTAATTTGCGAAAGATCAATTTCGCGGATTTCTACACCGGGTGACTGAATAGTTCTCATATAGGACTTATTTATACTTTTTTTGAGTCCTTTTTTATATTAACAAACAATATAATTCTGAGAAAGCAAATGTAAATGAAGATTCTATTTCTTCTGATTGTCTATGATTATAATTTATACCATCTAATGTAGTTGGAAATGCGCTTTTATATATCCATTTGATTACATCGTTATTAAATTCATCCTTTCCAACTATGGTGATATCTGTACTATATTCTTTCAATATACCATTTTTTAAATTATTGTTACTACAAACTAAAGATGATGCATATTCACCGTCTTGTGCATTATAAAGTGCATTTAACCAAGTATAAATCACCCAATAATTGTTAAACATATTATCAACTGTAAAATTTACTTTGAGTGGTTCATATTTCGGATGTGATAAAGATGTAACACTCAAAGGTGAACCACTATAAAGCATATCTATAGACGGTACATTTATAGGAGGTACAATGGCTCCGTATATAGAAAATGCCATTGTGTCTAATGATATAGATGTATTTTTACGTTCAAATCTATTATTAATATTTCTCAATAGGGGAGGTATATCAAAAAACATTTGAAATTTATCCACCAATGCTTTATTAAGCATTGCTTGGTCATTTGCTGTTGTATAATTTCCTATCATCTTTATTCAATTGGTTGAGTAGTGTCGGTTTTAACCCAATTTTTAGGTAAAAGAAAATTAGCTCTACTAAATTCTAGCCGATCAATGAATTTTACACCATTTTGATCTTGATCAAATGCAACATAACCTTCTGGATTGGTGACCTTAATATCACCGTTAGGCATTATTAAGAATGTGCCCATAACAGCAGCTTGCATAATTGAATTATATTTTTGTATAAAAATGTCTTTTATTTGTTTAACATCTCTGATAAAATTAAGAAGATGTAATATTGTATCCGCGTGTCGCTCTAAAAGTTTAGTCATTTCATTTTTAGCAGCTATTTTAGATTCCTTTCTTTTAGCTTTTTCTATTTCTTTGTCGAAACGTGTGCCTACCCATTGCACAAACTCATTTAATGAGTAGCGAAGGTCAGTTAAAAATTCCCCTTCTTTTATTTTTGTGTTTAAAAATATGTTTACTAAGTCAGCTACTTTACCATCTAAGAATGAAAAATTTATTAGATTAATATGTGTTTCTGCATTTTGCAATGTTCTTCTCACAAAGCTTGTTTCTTCTTCTGTTAAACTAATAGTACCAGCTTTATTTTCGAATAAAGCATCAACAATATATGCAGTTTTTGATTTTAAATGCTCTGCGGAGACTCCGAACTTCTTATTAACAAAGCGTTGTTTGCCTTGCTCATCAATAGATGGATCATACTTTGTATGAAATGCGACACCTATTTGATATTTCTTAATATCTTTAGCTTCATTTGAATCTTCAGGGAATGTATATAAAATAGTATTTGGTCTAAACCCAATATAATTTTTACCGCTTATAATGTATTTTTGTACCAAACCCGGCCAAAAAAGTAAATCTCCTTGATATACACCGTCAAAATTTACATTTTTTAATGCATTAAAAGCATATATTAATTTTTCAATCAGACCAGGAGCTTCACCATGATTCCTTTTAATATCTGCTACACTATAGGATAGTAACGGTTCATTATTAAATGCACTTTTAGTGGATATAAAAAATTTACCATAAGAGTCTCTGCCACAAATTATTGCAGGTGCACCATCAATTTTAACGGTCATGTTAATTTTTCTGTCCGTATTACTCTTCAACATATCTAGTAACACCGAAATATATTGCAAAGTTTTAACAGCGCCTTCTTTTCCTTTTTTGAGAATTAATTCATCTAGATGTGTTAGATGCTTATTAGTAGCATCTGCATTTTCCATCAGAATAAAATAATCCTTAAAGCTCTTCATGCTTCTATTTATCATTATAGAGGTTTCCATCCTGATTGCATTAATCCATTTAAATCATCATCAAATCCAAAATGATTTCCTATAAATGTAGGTACAACATCATATTGCCCCGAATCTTTTTCATTCATATAAAACTTACCGGGATTTTTAAATGAAGTAACACCCCAGTCATAAGGGCGAATAACGGCTGGTTTATTATTCTCATCCATAGTAATAACTTCAAAATATTTTGTTACAAGTTTTTCATGCAATATCAATAATGCCCAACCTAGAGACATAACGCGGTCATCATGCTTATCATTCTTAGCTTTCCATGTTCCGTTCGGCATTCTCACGAAGTCTCTTAGTTCTTCTACTGTATGTAGATCATTTATTTTAACTGCATCTAATGTATTAATCCAGTATCTTTGATTAATAACATTGTCATATTTTGTATTAGTATGACAAACAACACCTAATGGAATAACACTGCGATTCAATTCTTTATAACCATGAGAAATAATATTTTCATATTGGTAATCTTTTCTTAAATTATCAACAACTTGCGCGCCGCACTTGTCTCTTTCTATCAGAAGCAATGGTGATCCCCATTGTAATAGTATTTCATGCAATTTGCTAGTAAATTCAATAGGAGTAATAGTATTGCATGAATATACTGCAACCTGATTAATGGCATGCAAATCGGTTAGGTCTAAAATTTGTATAACGGTATTGTCCTTACCTACACCTTCTGCAACATCAACACCAGCTACATAGAGTCTGCCCTCTTTAGGAAGATCCCAAATCTTATAGGAACCATTCATGTAAACATATTCAGGTGCTGATGCTTTTGTTCTTAGTGTATCAAAGGTAGCTGCATTGATTGATGCCTCTCCCACTTCATCAAATATACATTCAAATTCCCTTAAAAAGTCTTCTGGAGAAGCCATAGAACCCATTGTTTCTTTCTTCCATTTTTCATCTCTTCCCGGAACATCATACCAAGGTACTTTCATTTGCACCCAACTATTTTCATTCTTCACAGAACCGTCATATAATTTAAAAAACAAACCAGAGGTATCTCTAGGTGTTGAAGCCATAATAATTTTAGACTTCTTTGAATTTGAAATGATTGGATACACAGAAGCCCAAAAACTTTCAAGCAAGTGAGGTTCAATCCAGTCCGCTTCATCGACAAACAATAAATTAGCTGAACTACCACGACCCGCAGAACCAGTTGTGGTAGTGATACCTATGCGAGATCCGTTTGCCAATTCCATAGATTCTTTTCCATATTCTTTCACACCAGGTTTTAACCAGTTAGGCAATTCTTCATATGCCAATCGAATTCTTTTAAAAATTTCTTTAGCAGTACTTTCTTTGTTAGCGACAATTAGAATATTTTGATGTTCATTGAAGCAAGCGGTCCATAAGCAATAGATGGTTGATATAGTACTCTTGCCGCTTTGTCTTGCAAATAATAATAGAGAGAAACGATTATCGCGCATCATCCTCAATGCTTTCTTTTGATACGTATGAAGTGGTATTTTAATTTTTCCATCATCTGGAGCAATGATATGAAAATAATTTTCAGCAAAATGCAATATATTGTCTTGGCATTTTTTTATTTCTTTAATCTCTTCAATGCCGTAATCAAATTGCGCATCTACTGTTGGTAGATTAGGATTGTTCAAATAGACTTTTTGTCTGCCCATGTATAAATAGTTATCTATATGAACAAAAAAGGCTCACCAACATTTCAGAATAGCTCTGATAAGAAAATTCATCCTTACATGACACCACCTACCTTAGCGGGCAAAAAGGGTGTAGCATCTATGGGTGTTACAGAACCCAAAGAAGTTGATTTCTCAAAAAGAGAAGAAAGTTGTGACTCTTGCGAAAAAGTAGCTAAAGAAAGTATAAATACATCCAATATGAGTAAATTTTTATTCGACAAACTATTTGAAGACGTAATGTCAGGTTCTGAATTTGGTGGCGGAGACGATGCTGCTGATCTCGGTATTGATGTTGGTGGTGGAGAAGGCGGAGAAGATCTCGGTGGTGGAGATGAAGTTACTATCACACTTGATCGTGCTACAGCAGAAAAGCTTATCGATCTTATCCAAGGAGCTATGGGTGGAGTTGGTGAAGAAGAGGGAGAACTTGATGGTGAAGGCGGAGAAGGAGAAGAAGGCGGAGAAGGAGAAGAAGAAGGTGCAATGGGAGAATCAATTGAAGTTGTTGCAGAACCAAAACCTTTTGGAGCAAAGGCTGAAACTCTTCAAAAGAGAGACAATAAAGTATCCTCAAATTATAAAGCAGCTGGTGGTAAAGCTCAAACAGGAAGCATTCCCGCACTTCAAGCTGAACCAAAAGCCTTTACAGGAAAAGCCGAAACACTTCAAAACAAGAATAATAAGGTTGCCGGATTTAGTACATCTGGAACAATCTTTGGTTCCTAATTTTTAACAAGCCAATAATTTTAAGAGACTCTATGAAAGTAGAGTCTCTTTTTTTGTTTAAACATAAATAATAATATGTTTCCTACTTTTAAGGAATTTTATTTAGAGAATAGAAAAGGAGAAAGGAATCCGCACCACAATAATTTATTCAAGGGGTTCAATAAAAAAACTGAAGGCAATTTCAATATGACATATGATGTCAATAGAAAGACTAATGAATATGAAGAGGCAATAAAAAATTTAAGATCAGGTGCAGCTTCATTTTTAGTTGTAACAAAACCATTTGAACAATATATAAAACAAACATATCCTCAACATAATTTTCCTACAAAAGAAGGTGAAAAAGTAGCATTAGGCAGATCTGGCGATTCTACTAATCAAGTTTTTCTTTCTATAAATAATACAGGACAATACGTTCTTACTAACAAATAAAATGTCTACATATACATGTTATTATTCTGGGGCAGGTAATGGCAGTCTTTGTTATGAATTATATGATAAAGGCAGGTTGCAACCTGATATGGAGTTGATTCAAAATACAGTAGACGAAGCAATCAATTTAAACGGTCAAAAAATAGAATATTACGTTAATACATATCAACCAATTAGTGCAGATAATTTATACGGCGAACAACCTACCATGGTGTATCACGGGCCTTTCTTAATGAAAATGATTATTCAATTAAATGAATCTTCACTTGCATTATCAAAATTTGGATTTAATGCAGACGACGAAATTACAGGATATGTATCTATTAGAGTGTATAAACAAATTTTTGAAAATCATTGGATATATACTAGCTTGGATCAGCCTGTAGAACCAAAGGCTGGTGATGTTTTTAGGATGACGGAATATGGTATCACCAGACCACATGAAAGAGCAGGTAATTTCTTTATTATAACAGAGAGACGCGATCAAGACATTTCGGATATGAATCCATTAGGTGGGCATTATACATGGAGAATAGCCGCAAAACGTTTGGAATATTCATTCCAGCCAGGCATTTCGGGTGAATCTAAAAATGATCAAGTATATGATGATACTTTTGCGGGATTGTTATCTACAAATATAACCGAAGATCCGTTTGCAAATAACGTTCCTGTAACTTTTGTTGAAAATATAATTAATAATGTGTTTAACGATGAATTGGGTGATTATATTAAGGACTATTCCGATCTTGTAGACGGCGGAACATCACCAATCACACCTACAGATGATGACGGAGGAAATTTTTAATATGTCAATACCAGGATCAGTACCAACACCAAGAAAAGCATACCCAGGCAGCACTGATGAAGAAAGTAAATTATATTTTGATATGTCAGTGAACAATACATCTGTATACGGAAAATATTCAGTTGGCCCCGAAGCTGGAGAAGGAGCTGATGGTGATCAAGTCGTGCAACCACCATCTATACCTATAGATGAAATCAGAGATATTGTAATTAACAATGTAAATGGAACTATGAATGATTTCATTCAAAGAGACGTTGATATATTACAAGGTGGTGATTTTTAATTCTTATACAAAGTTCTGACCAGGTACGGAGCCATACCAAGTTGATCCATTTACAGTCATAAATGATACAATATCAGTAGCATTTGCAGTTGTAGTTATAGTTGGTGCTGTACCTGACCATTTGATGGTTTTACCTGCGCCGAATGACCATGCAACTGTTCTACCCCCAACTGCATCTTGTGTTAAAATCAACATAAATGAATTTGCGCCTGCGGGTGTATTTCGTATATCAAAGCTTGCAATATTTCTATTCAAAGTAATTGGAAACACAGTACCTTGCGCCAAATCAATAATAGATACATTATTAGAAGAAATAGCTGATGTTACTGCAGTTTCAGAATATGAAGTAAATTGTACCGGTCCTGTTGAAGACCAGGATGCACTATTGGCTGATACTGTATTTAAAGTAGATTCCCAATTAGCTGTCAATGCTTTAATATCTAATCCTTGATAAGACCAATTAGCACTATTAGTACTAACTGTTGTATAAGTAGATTGCCAATTGCCTGTTAGAGCTCTTACCGTCAAGTCAGCACCAGCAGAACCTGCTGCTGCATCCCAGGTAGCTGATTTGGTATTGACTGTTGTATAAGTAGATTGCCAATTGCCGGTTAAAGCCCTTACTGTCAAATCAGCACTATTTATATTACCGAATATATTGCCTGTTACAGATAAATTCCCGAAAATAGTAGTGTCGCCGCCTAGGCGGGAAGTCCCACCAACATCAAACATTACCCCTGTTTGTGGTATTTTTTGAATACCAATTCTTCTGTCATTTGTAATGGTTAGAGCTTCACCTGAGTTTGGGCTCATGGGTGTAAATATTCTAAATCTGGGGTTAGTAGCATCATATACATCAATGAACCAATAAGCAGTATTATTATTAGCTTCAGCTAATGCTATTTGCCCTCCCTCCATTATTGAATCTTGTCTGCCTATAAATAAGGATCCATAATCATTAGCAGACTTATTTATAAAGACATTTCCTGCTAAATTTGTTGTCCCTTTAACTTCAAGTGTATCAGTTGGATTATCTGTGTTTATACCTGCGCGAACTGCTCCTGTATTTGCACCAACAGTAAACATCGGTAAAATAACATCAGCTTGCGAAGTACCAGCACTTCCTATATTTCTTATTGAAAATGTTTGGCTTTGGGTATCATCATGCATATCCAAAGCTAAATGATATTGATTATCACTACCAATTTGTCTTAATAAAGCAAAATCATTTGCACTTTCTGCAGGTTTGAAATTTATATATGTTTGTGTCCTATTTACTCTATCAACAGAATTTCCTTCATCTCTAAGGAATATAATATCACCAGACATTACTGGGCCAGCTGTAGCTAGATTGTCTGTATATTGCAATGTATCTGCCGTGACAGATGTCGCTGTAAATGCAATCCAGTTAGTATCATAAGTTGATTGTCTGAGCCTAGTTGCGCCCGCCAATGTATTTACAGGTTGCAATAAATTAAGATCGTAAATTATCTCTCTAGGTTCAATAGAAGTAGTTTGACCTATAGTAACACCATGATTAGGATAATATATTGTTACAATATTGCTGTTTAAAGGTTTAACAAAACGACCACTAAGAGGTTGATTTGTATTCCATGTTTCACCAAACAATTCCAACCCGCCCATTACAGCCATTTTCATCCATGGTGCAGAATTTTGTCCAATACCAACCCTGCCAAGAGCTTGTGTAACAATTATTCTGGGATACATGTTAAACATTTGTGTACCCGTATATAGTTGGAATATTGCTTTCGATTCTATATTATTTGAAAGAAATCCACTATTATTATTCCAATGCGCAATTCTGTAATTACTATCAGTACTTGCTGGAGATTTTAAGTCAATATAACCACCCGCTGGGCCACCTATTTCTAGTCTACCCGCAGCATTGCCGGTTGTTGTTTCAATAAAAATTTGTTCAGCACATAATATGCTTGATTGTGAATTTTGTAAATTTCCAATAATTGTACCAGCCACTTTCAAATCACCATCTATTAATATGGATTTGGTGCTTAAATTACCTGTAAATACACTGCTACCGTCTGTTTTTATTCTTAATCTTTCTTGTGCAGATATCACATCAGCGGAAGTCGTTCCAACATGATTCCAATTCGAAAAGATTATATCAGATGATGATCTCAACTGAAATGCATTATGATCAACCACACCATACATCCCTATAAAACCAGTCTGTAATGATGCATCTTGCCTAAAGAAAATGGCTGGATGGCAATCTTCATTAGCACCATTATCGGTATCTGATTCAATAATAACTTGACAATGTCCATTATTATTGACGCCAGATGATATATGCAATTTTTGTTGGGGTGAACTTGTTCCTATACCGACGTTACCACCCGGGGCAATTCGCATTCTCTCAGGAGTAAGACCAGGACCACCTGATATAGCACATAATGTATTGAATGTAATAACGCCTCTTAGATTTTGTGTTGTTTGTGAACCTTCAAATCCTACATTAATAGATGCGACACCACCAAATCCACTTCCGCCCCATGGGGCACCATAATTATTACCTCCTATATACGGAAATGTCCTTATGCCCCATGCAGGATAAAAGCCGCCGTTTTCAAATCCCGTTCCATTTGAAAATCCTGACATAGGCGCAGCTTGTGTACCCGATGCAACATACACCCTAGTATAATTGCCATCATAGGTACCATTTTCATTATAAAAAATATTTTTATATGGGCTATTTTCAATAATTTCATTAAAAACAGTACCCCATGTACTTTTGCCTTGCGGATCACCTGCACTAATAAACATTTTTCCGTTAAGAAAAAATTTATATGTTTCATTATACAATGGATTTACATCTGTATTAATTAAAATTTGATTAGAAGAAGTTACTGTAAACGCTGTAGTGGATAGAGTACTGCTGTTAATTCTTAAATCAGAATTGTGCAGCCCTACTGTATAATCAGCATTAGAATTACTCGAACCTCTTAATTTTAAGATACCACCTGCAGTTGTTGACGAAAGTGCATATATGTCTAATGGCAGAGTGGGTGCTCCACCTATACCTACCCATCCACTATTAGATATAATAAATGTATTTCCTCCCGAAAATGATGAAAGTATGGGACCTGTACCGGTATGTTTGAGTTCTAAGACAGGCAAATCTCCTAATTTTACTTCTGCATAAATAGCAGGTACTCCTAATCCAACATTTACTACAGAAAGTGCATCAGATGTATTAGAATATAAATCAACAATTGTTGATGTTCCTAATGCTGTTAGATTGCCCTTTACGAGTAAATTATCCACTACCATATCAGAAGAGTTTGAAGCAACCCAGTTAGTTGCCTCTACCCATCCAGCCGAATTTGTATTTAATACAACATAAGCATTTGATACATCTTGTGTATTTGGTTTAAAACTTCCGGAAGATGGTAAACTACCGTATATAGTACCTGTAGCTGTAATATCTCTGACTCTAACGTCTTTATTAACAATTAAATTATCTGATACATATACACCATTTTGATAATTTAATGATAATGTAAATGGTTCTATGCGAGGTGTTGCAATGTTAGCATATATAGATGCACCGCCAAAATTTGCATTTGTTAATTTTAAATTGCCTTCAATAGTTTGGCTTTTTGTTGATGTATAACCCGCAACATTTAAATCATTGCGTGCGCTGATATTTGTTGCACCTACATTATTAAGAGCCGATAAACTTCCGCTCAAGATAAAATCACCCTTAAATGGATAAGCTGGTGAAGCGATAGGATCATATGCACTATCTAGTAAACCATCAGTCGATAATGTGTGATGGTTTGCTCTGTGCAATTTATCATGAAAACGTGCATTTCCGGACATTGAAAGTATTTACACTTATTAAATACTTTTAATGTCAACCGGGATGAATTTTACTTGTATTTCAGCTTTTGATGCTTCAAAAGACATAGTATGGTCTTTTGCATATAAATTAGAAGGTGAACCGGGATATTTTGGCGGAGGAGGATTTACTACTTTTTTAAATTTACTTTCTTCTTTATCAGGTGGCGGTATTAATACAGGACTTGGATACGGTCCTTATATTAATAATGATACAAATTATTCAGGTGTATCATCAAATTTTTTAGTTATTGCATTTGAAGATTATTCATATTTTGCGTTATCTGGGAATGGATTTACGACAGGTGCGCAAACATTGTCTGCAAATATGATTACAATACGTGAAGGTGATTCATTTGAATATAAAACATCTAAGAATTTACCTTTTTATGTGAGTGCACTAAATTGGCAAATTCTTAGATTTCAATTAACAAATATGGGCAATACTCTAAATGTTTATCATTGCGATAATGATTATAATTATAATCTAATTGCTAGTCATGAAACATTATCTACATTTTCATTGCCTAAAAAGATGTATATAGGTATGTCTTTTTCATCACCAGCTGGTGGTAAAGGCAGGACTAAATTGAAGGTAAAAGATTTTCATTTTTACGGAAATCCTCTTCCTTGAGAACTTCTAAATCATAGATATATTCTTCCACTTTTACATCATGGATCATAGCGGGTGCTCTTTCGACAATATACTTTTGAAAATCTAGCGGTTTAATCCAATCGGTTCTTTTATTCAAATCAATATTATGTTCTTCTGCTGTTTTTGTAACAATATCCAAAGCTTCAATCAAACAAAGCCAGCGTGCATACGTTTCAACTGACATTTTGTGATCACCAATACTAATTTCAATATTTTTATTCATGTATATTTTTTAACAGGTTTCCTAATAAAAAATAAATTAAATCATGATTAATTTGTTTTTCATAATCATGATTAACTAAATTTAACATACTATCTAATGAATCAAATATTAAATCTAATTTTTTATATGATATTCGTTTTTCACTTTCTTCTATATTGTCCAAAATATAATTTTTTACATTAGAAAGAAGTTCTTTTAAGAGAAGTGAACCATTAGCTTTTTTAG